ATGATCATTGGATTTTTAAGCGGATTATTTATCGGAGCAGTTGCAGGAGTGGCAGTGATGTCACTCTGTGCCGCAGCGAAAGAGAGGGATGAGTTATGACAATAACAGAGAATCTTACAGGTGTCGTGAAAGAGGAACCAAAGACAATAACAGAATTTTTTGATGAAATAAAAAGCAACATCTGTGATAACTATTGCAAGTATACAAGCGAAATAAAAGACTATGATGAGCCGATAGAAACAGTATGCAGCAAATGTCCGCTACGAAAGTTGAACTAATTATTAGATTAGTTGAAATATTAGTTGAAGAATAAGTCGAAGGAGTTGATACATAAATGGCATATAGAGATTGTCCGTGCCTAAATTGTAAAGATAGATCACACGGATCAAAGAGAGTTGCTTGTCAGACAGGATGTGAGAAGTATCTGTCCTGGAAGGCAAAGGAACAGGAATTAAGAAGAAGAGAGAAAGAATCATGGTCTTATTACTCAAATGCAAGAAAAGCGATCATAAGAAACCGCCAGATGAAAAGAAAGAGTGGTAGGCAGATATGATTGATCCATGCAAAGCCTGTGCAGAGATAACCTGCATGGGCATTTGTGCCGATCAGGTGCAATACAAACAGGAGTACCAGGAGATGACAGACCGGATAAGGCAGCAGATAATAAATCGTAACAGGAGGGGAGAACGTGGACAAGAACGTACTGATCCAATACACAGACATGATTGAAGAAGTAAAAGATATAAGAAAAAGAATCTTGCAAACAGAGAAGCAGATCAGCAGGATTGAGGAAGAAGGAACCGTAAAAGACACAGTAAGCGGTGGCATGGGTGGAATACAGCACTTTGTTGTTGAGGGTATGCCAGTACCAGAGTTAAGACGAAAGAAGCTGCTGCTTAATAAACGAAAAGCGATGCTGATCGAGAAAGAGAATGAACTTCTGGAACTTATGAACCAGGCAGAAGAGTACATAAATAGCATTGAGAAGAGTGAACTTAGGATGATGTTTAGGTTCTATTATATTGACGGCATGACGTGGCTACAGGTGGCACACAGGATGAATCAGTTACATCCAAAGAGACGAGTGGCATATACAGAAGACAGCTGTAGAATGAGAAATACAAGATTTTTTCAAGAAAATTAGAAAATGTTCGGTCACGTTCGCAAAGAATAGTTTAATATATAGGCTAGAGCGATTAGATGAAGCGATACTTCATATTGATACTCTTCTTGTAAGTTGAATGAACTCGGGTGATCTTCGGACCCCGGGTCTTTTTATGTCTAAATTTAGAAAGGATGGTAGAAACATGGATTTTAAAGAAGCGTTTGAGCTTATGAAAAAAGGGCACAAGGTAAAACTTCCATCATGGGGCGGTTTCTGGTACTGGGATGCAGAGAAAAAAACTATTATGATACAGTGTAGAACAAAAGATAATGGAGAAAAAGGTGACTTATTGGATATTAGAGAAACACAGATGGTAGAGTACACCATGTCTAATATCTTATCTGATGATTGGATTATTGCAAATCCAGAGAACTGCCATGTGCTTGGTGGAGTGGTTACATTTAGCTTTGGTGATGCCATTAAGTATTTAAAACGTGGCCTTAAAGTTAAAAGAATAGGTTGGAACGGAAAGAACCAGTATATTCAGCTTGCAACAGGGATTTCATACAAGGCAGCAGATGGCCATATTGTGAATTGTGAGCATGAAGCAATTGGAAATGAAGCTATTGCGTTTATCGGCACGTCTGGCGTACAAATGGGATGGTTAGCAAGTCAGGCAGATATGTTAGCGGATGACTGGATGTTTGCAGAATAAGGAGATATTAATATGATTATTACAGGAATGGATCACTTCCAGAGTGTTTGTAAGAAGAAACTGGTGGAATGGTATCACAAGAATAGACCGGAGATCGACATTGATCTGAGTAATGTATTTGTAGTTTGGTCTTGCAAGACCTTACAGAATTACAAATGCCTTGCATCCACTACGATCAGCGGTGACGGTATCTACGCAGAATACACATACAATGGAGACAAACAGGAGCTGTATGAGGACGTGTATAAGAAGCTGACAAATACATGCCACGCAGAAGAATAAAAGCCGGAGCAATCCGGCATAAGGACCTCTAGCTCAGTTGGTCAGAGCAGTCGGCTCATAACCGATTGGTCCAGGGTTCGAGTCCCTGGTGGTCCATTTTAGAGAAAGGAGTGAGCCTAGATGGCATTAACAGAAAAAAGAAAACTATTTGCTGATGAATACCTGATAGATCTGAATGCATCTCGGGCTTACAGAGTTGCATATCCGAGAGTAAAAGACGGAGATACAGCAGCAGCAGCCGCAAGTAGATTACTAAAAATTAAAGATGTGTCTGAGTATATCAGTGTTCGAATGCAGGAGCGGAGCGAAAGAACAGAAATCACACAAGATCGAGTGCTTAATGAATTAGCATCGATCGCCTTTGCAAAAGCTACAGATTACGCCGAGGTCCAAGATGGACAAGTGATTATAAAAAATACTGCAGATTTATCCGATACGATGGTAAGAGCGATCGCAGGAATCAAAGAAGGGCGCAACGGTATTGAAATTAAGCTGAATGATAAAGGAAAAGCATTAGAACTGTTAGGAAGACATCTCGGAATGTTCAAAGACCGCATGGAAGTATCTGGTCTGGAAGAAGAAAAATCCAAACTTGATGATCTGATCAATCAGATGCGAGGTGGGTAAATGAGCGATGAACGTCTGCTGCTGTCAGAAAAGTACAAAGCATTTATCAGATGTGATGCACCAGTAGAGTTCCTGGAAGGCACAACGGCAGCAGGTAAAACGACAGTAGGTCTTTTCAAGTTCATGCTTAAGGTAGCAGAATCTCCAAAGAAACTGCATATCCTTGCAGCGAAAGATACCGGTACCGCAGAAAAGAACATCATCAACAAAGACCTTGGTATTATTGATGATTTTGGGCAGTTAGTCGAGTACCACGGAAACGGGACCAAAGACGATAAGATTCCGCATCTTCTGTATCACACAAGCAAAGGCGATAAGGTCATTTATGTACTTGGATATGGAGATAAACAGAAGTGGCAAAAGGCATTAGGTGGTCAGTATGGCTGTCTATACATTGACGAGATCAATACAGCAGATATTGACTTTGTGCGAGAATCAGCGATGCGTTGTGATTACCTGATGGCAACACTAAACCCTGATGATCCGGCACTGCCGATCTACAAAGAATATATAAATTGCTCCAGACCACTCCCAGAGTGGGAGCAGGAAACACCAAAAGAAATAAAAGATGAGTTGAAAGAAGAACCAAAACCTAACTGGGTCCATTGGTTCTTTTCTTTTGTTCATAATCTGGGATTACCAAAAGAAAAACTAGACAAGATCATTGCCAACACTCCGAAAGGAACGAAGATCTGGAAGAATAAGATTGAAGGGCTAAGAGGAAAAGCAACAGGTCTTGTCTTTTCGAATTTTGACCGGAAACGACACGTCAAAACAAAGGCGTGGTTAAAGCAACAGCTAAAAGATGGAAAGATCAAGATAAAAACCATCACTGCAGGTCTGGATACTTCTTACTCTTCTGAGTCTGAAGATACGATCGCTATGATTTACCAGATCATCACAGAAGATCGCAGAGTGATCACAGTAGATGAGAAGATTTACAGCAATGCAGATCTGACAATTCCACTAGCACCATCAGATACGGTGCGAAACTTTGTAGACTTTCTGGAAACAAACCGTAAAGAATGGGGATTCGCAAGAGATGTATTCATAGATTCTGCCGATCAGGCAACGATCACAGAGTTAAACAAACACAAACGTCTGCATGGCAGTGCGCATAATTTCATTCCGGCATACAAGAAAACGACGATCATAGACAGGATCATGCTGCAGATCTCATGGTTGCAACAGGATGCCTATTTAGTCCTTGAACATTGTGTTAACCATATCTCAGAACTTGAACGATACAGTTGGAAAGAAGATAAGAACAATGAACCAGAGGATAGAAACGACCATACGATCAATGCCAGTCAGTATGCATGGCTGCCATACAAGATGCAAATAGGAGACAAAGATGAAATGGGTGGATAATATCATGGAAAAAGTAAAAGGAGGGATTCGCAGTTGGTTAAATGTACAGCCGGCGAATCCCTCAAGAATCAACATAACTGAAACATTGGATTACGAAGCAAATGCAATTAAAAACCGTATCTGGTACAGAGGGGACAGCAACGAACTGGAACAGCTGTACCGGCAACTTGTTATCAATACAAGCCGGCAGAGTTTCTGGGCGGCGGAGTGCAGTCCAGGGATGGAGATCAATAAGATTCATACAGGACTGCCATCGTTGATCGTTGATATGCTCACAAGTGTGACTCTTGCCAGTCTAAACGATTTTGATTTTAAAAAGAAGCAGGATCAGGATATTTGGGATGAGATCGCGAAAGAGAACAAGATCAAGAAGCGACTGGAGAAAGCAACGAAAGAAACTCTGTACATCGGAGATGGAGCCTTTAAGGTCACATTTGATACAAGTCTTTCACAGTATCCGATCATTGAGTACTATCCTGGAGAACGACTTAATGTCAAAAATAATCGTGGCAGGATCACAGAGATTGAGTTCAAAACGGTTTATGACTACAAAAGAAGAGAATATATCCTGCATGAGTATTACGGCTATGGGTATATCAAATATAAACTGACCTGCAATGATAAGGAAGTACCGCTTGATGCACTGGATGAAACAAGAAACTTGCAGAACTTGGCATTCTCAACATACCAGGAAGGTAAAGATGGAGAAGTTAAGCAACGTGGCGAATATATGCTCGCTGTACCGCTTATGTTCTTTGAATCTGGAAAATGGGATAGTAGAGGGCAGAGTATCTTTGATCGTAAGATTGATGCGTTCGATGCCTTTGATGAAGCATTCAGCCAATGGATGGATGCACTTCGGGCTGGAAGAAGCAAAGAGTATATTCCAGAATGTTTCATTCCAAGAAATCCAGAAACAGGAGCGACATTACCAGTGAATCCATTTGATAATCGATACATCAAAACAGATTCCGACATGCACGAAGGTGCAAAGAATGAGATCGTATTACAGCAGCCAGAGATTCCACATGAAAGCTATCTATCAGCATACATAACAGCACTGGATTTATGTCTGCAAGGTCTGATCAGTCCGTCAACGTTAGGGATTGACGTAAAGAAACTGGACAACGCAGATGCACAGAGAGAAAAAGAGAAAGCTACACTTTATAGCAGAAATGCGATCGTAGGCGCATTGCAGGAAGACTTGCAAAGTCTGATCAAGGTAAGTATCAAATCATACCGTGAACTAAATGGACAGAACAGTAATGATGATGTCGAGGTAGATGTAACGTTTGGAGAATATGCCAATCCATCTTTCGAGAGCCAGGTTGAAACTGTTGGAAAAGGAAGGTCACAGGGAGTCATGAGTGTTGAAGCATGTGTGGACGAGCTGTATGGGGATTCCAGAGATGATGAATGGAAGAAACAAGAGGTTGCAAGACTGAAAGCAGAACAAGGAATCATGGAAGTAGAAGATCCGGCGGTCAATACGGCAGCAGGAGATTTTCAGATAGGAGAATCAAATGGTAGTAACAATAATGAACCACTCGTACAGAATGAGCCGACAGGAGACGAAAAAGTTCCTAAGACAGATGAGTGATCATGTTCCGTTTGGCATTTATGCGATTGAGAAAAACGGAATCATCGAGATGAGAAAGGACAGATGCAGCAGCATGTCAAAACTCAAAGAGATGAAAAGAGAGTTTAAGAAACGTGGGTATAAAGTGTATTACAACACGGGTGAATGATGAATGAGTACGATATTCAAGAAGCATTGAAAAGAATTGAAGATGAATTGATCGCATCCATGATCCGAAACATGGACCGTCACAGGGCAGAAGAAACCAAAGAAGGTTTTGAATGGGGCATGTGGCAAGCAGAACAATTGAAAGCCTTGGAAGAATACAAGAAGCGAAACAAAGAGAGATATAAGGATCAATTTGGAGAGATCAATTCAAGCATCCCTGCACTGATCAGTGAATCAAGAAAACGTGGATATTTAGATCAGGAAGCACAGATCTTAGAATCTATTGGTAAAGGTGCCAGTAGAGGACAGGGAGATATTGACGGTTCATTCTTTCAGATCAACGATCGTAAGATGAATGCACTGATCGATGCGACAGTCTCAGATATGGATAGTGCAGAGACAGCAATGCTAAGACGTGCAAATGATCAGTACCGAAAGACGATATTCAATGCACAGGTATATGCAAACAGTGGAGTTGGTACCTATGAAAAAGCCGTAGATATGGCAACAAAGGATTTTCTTGCTGCGGGTATCCAATGCATCCAGTACAAGAATGGATCAATGCATAGGATTGAGGAATACGCAGGTATGGCAATCCGAACAGCAAGTAAGAGAGCTTATCTTACCGGAGAGGGAGAAAAGCGTAGGGAATGGGGATGCCACCTCGTGATCATGAACAAGAGAGGGAATCCGTGTCCAAAGTGCCTGCCGTTTGTTGGGAAGATTCTGATCGATGATGTGTGGAGCGGTGGTAGCAGTAAGGATGGTAGTTATCCACTGATGAGCTCTGCAATGGCAGCAGGGCTTTATCATCCCAATTGCAAAGACAGTCACACAACATACTTTCCCGGAATCAGTACACCGCCAGACGATAAGTTTTCAAGGGAAGAGATCAAACAGGTTGAGGATGATTATAAGGACGATCAAAAGCAACAATACGCACAGAGACAGGAAGAAAAATTTGATCGGCTGTCAACATACTCTTTGGATTCTGAAAACAAAAGAAAATATGCAATAAAGAAAGCAGAATGGGAAAAAGTTTCTCCTGCAGAAGAAGATAAAGTAAGATCATTATTGGATACAGAGGAGGATGTAGTTGAAAAAGCACCAGAAATTAATTTAAAAGACAAAATTACAAATACGAATAATAAACTTGCAGAGTTAAAACAAGAATTTAGCAATGCGACAGAGGGTTATTCGTACGATGAATGGTTTAAAGAATATGATTCTATTGAAGATGGTTTTGGAGGTGTAGTATATGATGATGGATCATTTGAAAAGCTGAAAAATCTTGATACTGAGATAAAAGAAATAACACGAGAAAAAGAACGCTTGAAAGAACTGTTACCTGAAAATATGTCAATTGTTGATGAGTTGAAAGAAGATATCGCTAATAATAATGATCGAATTGCTGATATGGTATCCGAGTATGCGGAAAAGAGCGATAAACTGAATAATGGAATATTATTCGGCACTATGGATGTCGATTCTTTGAATAAATTGTCAAGCGAAGTAAAAGGACTAAAAGCATCTATAGATGAGCTAAATCTCAAAAATGACGAATTGAAAGATTGGATTCCTGATCGCACTCAAACAAAGCATTCAACTGTTGTAAATGGTTCTGATTTATCAGGTGACAAGATAGATTATTCAACTGGTAAATTTGATCATGATATTGAAACGGCGATGAATGCACAGGGATTTGATGGAGTGCCAAGCGTTGTGGAATACGAGGAATTTGAGAAAGCAATGGAAGAATCAGGATTTTATGCCGAAAGAACTTATTCCGCAGAAACGCAAGAGTTATTAGACACTTATCGAGATGAATTATATAATGGAAAGTGGTATGTGGATTGTTCAGATGGCGGTTCACAATACGGACAAGGAATGTATTGCGCATCCAGCTATGATCTTACAGATAACCATTCATTAGGAGGTATTGAATGGGAAATGTCGCATTATCAAGAAATTGGTATGTCAAAAGGACGCGCGTTTTCATATACAGAGTCTATCACACTTCAACCAAATGCTAAGATCTTTCATCTGCCAAATGAAGCAGATGCAGGGGAATATATATCTGATAAATATATGCAACATTGCATGTTGAAAGATGCAACTGATAAGAGTTATATTAAAGATGTAAATGAGTACTTTAACACGCAAGATAGATTGATTGAACTTGGTAAGAAGTATGATGCGAAAGAAATTACACTGGATGAATATGAAAGACGCCAGAATGCAATTTATGCTTACAGAGATGCAATCTATTATAAAAATCCTGAATTACAAAAAGCAAAGAAAAAAGCAATGGAGCAGCAGATGTATAAGCTTCCAGACATGAAATATCCTAAACTAAAAGACCCAGGTACACTTGCGGTAGAAATGGGATATGATGCTATTAAAGCAGAGGGTCATGGTGAGAGCGGTTCGTATACAGTAATTTTAAACAGAACAAAAGTAATATTCTGCAAAGGAGGATCAATATATGGCAACTAAGATTGAGCGAAACAAAGACGGATCAATTAAAGGAATCACGACAATGGGGGATCTGATTGGCGAAGGAGGTTACACGCGTGAACAGTGGAAAAAAATAAGAGAAGTTAGAGAACAATTAGAAAAAAATAACGAAAAGGGCACGGCTAAATAAGTCGTGTTTTTTATATTTTAAGGATTAAGGAAAGGAGGACCAGCAATGAAAGTAGGAGTAACTTACAATTACCACGACAGAGAACTTGGTTTTGAAAAACACGTTGGAGATGAGTTTGACGTTACAGATGAAAGAGGTCAGGTACTGATCGCAGCAGGTGTAGCGGAAGAAATCATTGAACCTGTAGAAGAACCAGAAACTCAGGAAGCAACTGAGAAAGAAGAAAAACCAAAAAGAAACACAAAGCCAAGAAAGTAAGAGGTGATCCATAAATCTCGGTAGCAGACGTTCCGTTAAGACGTCTTATTTTTATGCTCCAAACACGATAAGAGGGTAAAAGATGCGTGGGCGGTGACACCGAAGACAATGGATAACTGGGAGACACCCACAAAATGGAAAGGAGCAGCAATGAAAAAGAAATTAAACATGAATCTACAGTTTTTTGCGGAACCAGGATCAGAACCAACGGGAGGACAGGGAGAACCTGCACCACAGCCAGGAGCAAATCAGACTCCGCCGGCAACTGATCCACCACAGCCACAGATTGACTACAATAAGATTCAGCAGATGTTAGATGGAACATTAGCAGCAAAAGAAAACACTGCATTAAAAGCCTACTTTAAACAGCAGGGCTTAAGTCAGGAAGAAGCTGAGCAGGCAATGCAGGCATTTAAACAACAGAAAGCTGCAAATGAACCAAACATCGAAGCAATCCAGAACGAGGCACAGAACGCACAGCAGATGGCACAGAAAGCCATGATCGAGCGTGATGCTTATAAGTTATCTGGAGAACTTGGAATCGACTTAAAAACAATGCCTTACGTGTTAAAACTGGCAGACATGTCACAGGTCGTACAGGATGGAAAGATCGATTCCGAAAAATTAAAAGAAGCATTAAACAAAGTATTGGAAGATGTGCCACAGTTAAAACCACAGGAACAGCAGCAGACAGGATTCCGTCAGATCGGAGTTGGTCAGCAGCATAGCGGAGAGACTGGTGGCAATACACCACAGCAGAAAGCGGTACCAACAAAACGATGGAACCGCTTTAATTAGGAGGTAAGAAAGAATGGCATTAAATTATGCACAGGTATGGGAGCCGGAACTCCTGGAGATCTTAATGCAGGGAACATTAACTTCTCCATTCGTAACATCAAATGTAACATGGTTGGATGCGAAAACATTCCACTTCACACAGATGTCTGTATCTGGATTCAAAAACCACAGTCGAAATGGCGGATGGAACAAAGGAACTTATGCACAGACAGATACTGCATTTACCGTAGAACACGACAGAGATGTATCATTTCTTGTTGATAAAGCAGATGTCGATGAGACAAACGCAACAGCATCTATCCAGAATATTTCCAAAGTCTTTGAACAAACTCAGGTAGTTCCAGAAACAGATGCGTTATTTTTCTCTAAAGTAGCACAGGCTGCACAGAAAGTGACTGGATATCACAGCTCAACAGCTTCCAGTGATTATACAAAAGCAAATGTATTCAGCAAGTTAAAAGGATTCCTTGCAGCAGGAAAACTTCGCAGATACAAAGCGAATGGATCACTGATCATGTATGTATCATCTGCGATCATGGATCTGTTAGAACTGTCTACAGAATTTACTCGTAAGATTGAGATGACTCAGATCGCAGAAGGCGGTATGGGAATCGAAACACGAGTCACAGATATTGATGGCGTAACACTTATGGAAGTTATCGATGATGAACGCTTCTATGATAAGTTTAACTGGGAAGTTGAAGAAGGCGGATTTGCACCAGTAAAGAAAGACGCAGGTAAATCCGCAACAGGATCACATAAGATCAATGTGCTGATCGCATGCGGACAGACATGTAAGACAGTTCCTAAGATCTCATCCATTTATTACTTTGATCCAGGAACACACACAGAAGGTGATGGTTATCTGTATCAGAACAGAACTTTATCTGACGTATTTGTATTCCCGAACGGAAAAGATGGCAAGGTTGATTCTGTTTACGTTGACGTAGACACTACGGAATATACAGAAGTGTAGGAGGTGGTGCATATGGCACTCGCCTCTTATGCGGATCAGGAGTATTATGAAAAAGTCAGCGGTGTAATCATAACGGATGATCTTGAAAGGAGACTGTATATCGCAAGCCGACACATTGACACACTTACATTTAACCGCATTGTAGCAAGAGGATTTGAGAATCTGACAGAGTTTCAAAAAGATGTGATTCGTCTGGTTGTCTGTAGACAGGCAGATTTTGAAGCAGAGAATGAATCTCTGATCAACAGTGTCTTAAGTTCTTATTCGATCAATGGTGTGTCAATAGGAATCAATGCCGGTGGATGGAATGTGACAGTTCAGGATGGAGTGATCATGAAAGCTGACAATTATGCAATGCTAGAACAGACAGGATTGTGCTGCAGGAGATTGGGGGCGATCTGATGAAATGGCCAGAGTTAATTCCAAAATCAATGTGTCAGGCGGATATTCACATTCGAATTGACAGCGAAGAGATTGGAGAGGAAGGGCAGCCGATCACTCTGATCGATGCAGATTTCAAATGCAATTATCAGGACAAAGCGAAAAGAGTTATGACAAATGAGCAGAAGATCGTACAGGTTACGGGATCTGCTCTTTTTTGTGGAGATATCGCTCCAGATGTACCAGTGATCAGTTGCGGTGTCGCAACAATCTTTGGAGTTGAGAGAGTGATCGTAAGTGGAGAGAAAGCAAGAAATCCCGATGGGACGGTCAATTATACCAGATTGGAGTTGATGTGATGATCCGTTGCAATTCAATTATAAAAATCAACACACAGAGACTTCGGGAGCTTTCACGGGCACAAGTCACAGCACTGGAAAAGACAGCAGAAGCTTTGCATACCGAAGTGGTACAAGCTCAGGTTATGCCGTTTGATACAGGAAATCTGCAAAATGATAATACATTTGTAGATTATACTTACAGCAAAACAGGACATGCAAGGATTGTATCTACAACGCCATATGCCAGAAGGTTATATTTCCATCCGGAATACAATTTTCAGACGTACGAAAATCCGTTTGCAGGCGGTGAATGGTTTAATCCTTGGCTTCCAGGCGGATTGTATGAAGATTTTGCGCAAAAAGCATTTAAGAAACTGTACCGAAGGGAGAGTGGCGTATGATTTTGTTAGCAGATGTAAAAGACTGGCTGAAAACAGTATTTGAAGCTGATCACTATTACACAGGAAAGTTAGACAACAAAAAAGACAGATCCATTGGAGTGTATCAACGAAGTTCCTATGCTCCAAAACGGTATGCAGTAGGTGGATATAAGAAATATGATACGAAAAGTATATCTGTCTTAGTCCACTGGAACAACAATTCAAAAGAAACAGAACAGGCAGCAGCCGAACTGTTTGAAATATTAGAAATACAGAAACAATTCATGATCAAAGATACAAAAGTAGATTTCTTATCCATGCAGGTTCCTGAACCAGTAGATGTTGGAACGGATGACAAAGGAATCTATGAACGTGTCATTTGGTTTGACATTTATTACGAAAGGAAGGTAGACGATGAGCGAAACAGCTAAAAGCGGAGTATATCCTTGCTACGAAAATCAGTTTCAGATCGACACTGCAGCATCTGGATCAGAAGCAGCTATGAAAGATATCGCAGACTGTGAAACATTTGATGTGTCCTTTGATAACGGCGTAGAAGAATGGAATCCCTTTGATACAGAAGGGTGGACACGCAGATTAATGACCGCAAAATCCGTTACGATCTCAGTTACAGCAAAACGAAATGTAGGAGATGCCGGAAATGATGCGGTTGCAGGATTGGCATGGAAAAATGGAAGGAATGTAGAGAAAGATTTTCAGTGGACGTTCCCGGATAAAACAGTTGTCAAGTTTGCAAGTGCAGTTATCAATGTGACAAATGTAGGAGCAGGAGATTCTACAGCAGTTGCACCTCTGGAATTTGAAGTACAGAGCAACGGTAAACCAACAGTAACACCAGGAGTTTAGGAGAGGGAAACCTCTCCTTTTTTGAAAGGGAGATAAAATGGGAAAAGTAGTAGATATTACAGATAAGCTGAAATTTGAAGAGAATCCGGCATTAGTGATCAACGGAAAGAAATATGAAGTGAATGCAGATGCGACAACTATGATCGAAGTCATGGGAGAGTTAGGAGATGCAGAAGACGATGTGACTCCAGGGACGATCTCAAAACTTTGCAAGCTGATCTTTACAGATAAAGCACAGAAAGACTTAGCAAAGCTTCATTTGAAATTTGATGATTATACCGTAGTTGTTCAGGAAGCAATTTCATTAATTTCTGGAACCGATGGTGAAGAAGAATCGGGGGAGTAGTTGATCCTGGATATGATCTGTTTGAAGATTGGGACCTGATCGTATCTTCATTTGCGGAGCAGTATGGAATCAGAATCTATTCCAAAGAATTTAAGGAAATGCAATGGCACGAGTTCAAAGCGCTGCTTTGTGGAATAGGACCAGATACATCTTTAGGACGGATCGTATCCATCCGATTAGAAGATGACAATGAAGTGATCAAAGAGTTTACTTCGGAACAAAAAGAGATCAGAAACAAGTGGAGAAGAAAAGCCGCTAAGACAAAGACAGAAAAAGAAACGAATGATTTCTTAGAAACGATGAAACAGGCATTTATTGATATGGCAGGAGGTATAACAAATTGAAAAGATAAAATGTAAAGAATGCGGACAGACATTGATGGTCGCAGAATATGTAAAAGGGGAAATTAAATGTCCCCGATGCAAACAGGTAAATATAGTATGGATCCGCAAAGGGAAGAGCATAGGTAAGCACAGTTGTAGTAGCTAAGCCAGCCTACTTTGTGAAAAAGCAAGGTAGGTGATAAGTATGGCAGCAGATAGTGCAGGACAGATCGGCTTAGATCTGGTGATCAATCAGCAACAATTTAATAAACAGTTAGGTGGAATACAGAACCTCGCAAAGAAAACAGGAAAGATGCTTGCCGGTGCTTTTGCTGTAAAAGGATTAACAAGTTTTGCGAAAGACTGTATTGAGCTAGGATCAAATCTAACAGAGGTACAGAACGTTGTCGATGTGGCGTTTCCGACAATGAACAAAAAAGTAAACGAATTTGCACAAAATGCAGCAAGTACATTTGGACTTTCTGAAACGATGGCAAAGAAGTTTACCGGAACATTCGGAGCGATGGCAAATGCTTTTGGATTTTCTGAAAAAGAATCGTACAAGATGAGTACGGCTCTTACCGGACTTGCCGGAGATGTGGCATCATTCTATAACATTTCACAGGATGAAGCATTTACAAAATTAAAATCGGTATTCTCCGGAGAAACGGAGACGTTAAAAGATTTAGGAATCGTAATGACACAGACAGCTCTTGATCAGTACGCGCTGGCAAATGGATTCGGCAAAACGACCAGTGCCATGACGGAACAGGAGAAAGTAGCCTTAAGATATGCATTCGTACAGCAACAGTTGCAAAATGCGACAGGGGACTTTTCAAGGACCTTTGATCAGTGGGCGAACCAGATCAGAATTTTATCTTTGCAATTTGATTCCCTGAAAGCTTCAATTGGACAAGGATTGATTAATTTATTCTTGCCAATCGTAAAAGTAATTAACTTGGTGCTTGGAAAATTAATGACTCTTGCAAATGCATTCAAGTCGTTTACAGCAATGATCATGGGCAAGAAGACCAGTGGAGCGTCAGCAAGTCTTGATAAGACGGCGACAAGTGCAGGAAAGGTATCTAACAGCTTAAACAATGCGACAAGTTCCGCAAATAAGCTGAATAAGTCGACAAAGAAAGTTGGAGACACAGCCAAAAAGACAGCAAAGAAGATATTTGGATTGATGGGATTTGATCAGATCAATAAATTGACTGAAACAAAAGGATCATCTGGATCAAAGAGTTCTACACCATCTTCTGGTACAGGATCCGCAGCAGGTGGAGCATCTGGTGGTAATGTAGATATGGGCTCTCTTCCCAAGGGAGAAGATGAAAAAGCCACAAAACTCGGAAAAGGCTATGATAATCTTAGAAAAGCAATTGATAAGTTAAGAGTAGCTTTTAGTGCGTTTAGCAAGGTTGCAATAGGAGCTTTCAAATGGATCTGGAAGAACATGTTAGTACCGCTTGGAAAATGGACAATGCAGAAACTTGCTCCAAAACTGATTGAATTATTAGCTGCAGCATTAAATGTACTGACAGCAGTATGCAAAGCATTGCAGCCGCTATGGCAGTGGGCATGGGATCATTTGTTTAAACCACTTGCTAATTTTGTTGGAGATGCGATCATTGGATTTTTAGATCTTCTGGTTAAGGGATTGAACGGATTAGCAAACTGGATCAATAAACACCAGAGCACGGTGCAAAACATAGCAATTGTGATAGCGAGTTTCTTTGGTGCATTTAAGTTAGTTTCTTTTGTGACAGCTGTAATTCCGATCATGGCCAAAGTCGCAACGGCATTTGACACATTTAGAAAAGTGGTTACATTCTTAGGTGGACCATTAAAAGCAATCATCAGCGTATTTAAAAATCTTCCGCTGATTTTCTCGTTGATAACAGGCCCTGTAGGAATTACCGTAGCGGTGATTGGTGGATTGATCGCAGCTGGATTATTATTGTGGAAGAATTGGGATAAGATTAAAAAATCCAAGTTCGCCAAATTTTTATCAGGCATTGTAACAAGTTTCAAAAATTTATTGAAATGGGTAAAGAAAAATGTTCATCCGATCAAAGCGTTCAAGAAGCTTTGGGAAGGTATTAAGAATAAAAAAGCCAAACTGGAAGCTGAGGTAAAAGAAAAGGTTAAAGGCGCACTTGCATCTTTAAAAGAAAGTTGGGAATCTGTTAAAGATAAAGCTGCATCCTTGGTAGCAGAAGCGAAAGAAAAGGCAGAGGGTGCGATCGCAAATCTGAAAGAAGGATGGGATTCAATCAAAGATCGTGCAACAACTTTAGTTGCTGAAGCAAAAGAAAAAGCTCAAGGTACATTAGAAAAATTGCATAATGCTTGGGAGAATATTAAGGACAAAGGTGCTGAATTAATTGCGACCGCCAAGGAAAAGGCAGAAGGAGCAATTGATAAATTAAAATCTGGATGGGAATCCATCAAAGACAGGGGTGCCGAATTAATTGCGGAAGCGAAAGAAAAAGCCTCTGGTGTAATTGCAAAACTTAAGGGAGCTTGGGATTCTGTAAAAGATAAAACAGCAACCCTTATTGGACAGGCTGAAAATAAGGCAGGAAAAGGTCTAACGTCAATAAAAAATGCTTTTAAGACAGTTAAAGATAAAACAGCAACATTAAAAGCATACGCAAAGAATAAAGCAACAAGTGCAATATCAAAGATAAGAAAAGGTTGGAACTCTTTAAAATCAAAAACTGTAACATTGACGGCAAGAGTAAAGACGGCAGTAGATTCTGTTAAAGGATGGGTAAATACACATATCATTGATAAATTAAATGGAGTTTTAAGCAAAGCAAAGATTTTTGGCAAAAATCCAATTAAGCATCTTGCTCAAGGTGGATATGTAAAGAAAAACACCCCACAGCTAGCCATGATCGGAGATAACCGCCATCAAGGCGAGGTCGTAGCACCAGAAGACAAGATGATCGCCATGGCTAAAAAGGCAGCAGAGTTATCCGGCGGCAGTAGTAAAGATGATCAGATTATTCGACTGTTAATGGAGCTGATCAACGCAGTTAAATCTATAGACACCGATGTTTACCTGGATGGGAAGAAAATAACCAAAACCGTAAATGACAACAACAACGCAGATATCAGAGCCGGCAAACGACCGATCCTGATCTAAGGAGAAATAAGATGGCAACACTGACATGTGGAAACACTGCATTGCCGGAGCCGGTTGAACTAAGCACTTCGGATGAGATCATCTGGAGTGCCAATACCGAACGATCATCATCAGGAGATATGATTGGAGAAGCAATTGCAGAGAAAAAGACATTGGATATCAAGTGGGGAGTCCTCACAGAGTCCGAAGTTAAGAAGATAAAAAATAATCTTGTGAAAGGATTCTTTCCGATCACATTTAGAGACATGGGAACAACACATACCATCACTGTATACCGAGGAACTCTTACAAAAGAACATCTGGGGTATATCGGGGATGGTATTTATTATTACAAAAGTGCGAGCGTTCAGATCGTGCAGAAATAGGAGAGATGGAAATGAAGTTAAAAGAGATTATGAGAATCCACGAAGGATTAGTAAAACAGTCAAGCAAAGTTTACACAGCAAAATTAGGATATGCAATTTCTAAAAATATGAAAGCATTCCGAAAAGCGATTGAAGAATATGATGAAAACCGCCTTAAGATCTGTGAACGATACGCAGAAAAAGATAAGGACGATAAGCCGATCGTGAAAGAAAACCAGTATGAAATGACAGATGAAAGCAAAGAGATTGTAAATGAAGAAATCAAAGAACTGCAGGAAGTGGATACTGATATTGATATCATGAAAGTTTCATTTGCAGAACTTGAACGATGTGAAAATGCAGATCGCTATGACATCCCATCTGTTGCAGATATTGAAGACCTGATGTTTATGATCGAAGACTAGCCGGAGGTGATGCTATATGTATCAGGCAAGTAAAAAATTTGGCGATGCAATAGCAGGGTCAAACAGAAAATTTAATACAAGGCTTCTGGAGAACGAAAAAGTATTAGTAGAATCTGTAAAGAATTTTACAATAACGTCTGGTGCGGAAGAAATAACAATCGGGAGTGCGGTGGCGAGTTATGTTCAGGCAACGATCGAGAATAAAGGAATTGCATTGTCTGGAAAAGAAGTCAGCTTGGAGATCGGCGTGGAAGTCGATGGAGAGATGGAATATATTCCGATGGGGTTATATACGATCCAGAATCCCAAGATTGAAAGCAACAAGGTTACGTTTACCGCATATGACAGATTAGCAAGCAGATGCAATGGGGCATATTATTCTAAATTAAGTTATCCAACGGATGCAGTAGATATATTGGCTGAAATCAGCACGATGACAGGCGTGGCGATTGATACATCTACATTACAGCGAGGAATCCAGATCAATCAAAGAGCGATCATTGAGGAAGGTGATTACAACGAAGAAACCGAGGAAAGCGAAGTGATCACAACATATGTAAATCCTTTTGATGGATATACATACAAAGAAACCATCGGATTTATCGCAGGATTATTCGGCAAATTTGCTATATGTGGAAGAACTGGAATGATCGAGTTTCGATGGTATCAGGGTATTGATTACGAGATCCCAAGCAATATATTTTATAACGATCTGCAAGAAACAGAAGAAAGTTTCAGTATCAAAAGACTGATATGTGATAACTCAGATCAGACACTTTCATCTGGATCAGGAGCTACCGGCATAAGTATGCAAAATCCGGTTATGACACAGAGTATATTAGACGGTGTTTACAATACTGTCCAAGGCTTAGTATTCACGCCTGCAGCATTAAGATTTATCGGAGATACGAGGCTTGATATCGGAGATATTGTTACTGCTGTAAAAAATGATGGCACGAAATTCACAATACCGATCATATCATTGATAACAAGTTATGACGGTGGATTGATGCAGACAATTGCAAGCTATGGGAATACCGCCGAGGAAGATGATTCTGACACAAAAGGTCCTATAACCGAAATGGCAGAACGAGTTGAGTACGAATTAGCGTTTGTAAAAAAACTCATGGTGGATAATCTGACAGCGACAAATGCAACGATCAAGAATCTGTCTGGAGATGTTTTGAAATTTAAAACAGGTGAGTTTGAAACTTTAAAAACTGATGTGGCAAATTTTAAACAGACATTCACAGATGACTTACAGGCGTCAAATGCAAAAATTAACACCTTAGAATCTGACCATGCAATATTTAAAGAAGCAACCGCGACGAATCTTAACGCGACAAATGCTAGAATTGTGAATATTGAGGCTGATTATTTAAAAGCTACAGATGCAAAACTTACCTATGCAACAATTACGAATTTAAATACTACCAATGCTGAGATCACAAAGCTGAAAACAAAAGATGCAGAGATCGATAAACTAGTTGCAACAAAAGCTACGATCGCGGACCTTAATGCAGCAGTCGGCAGAGTTGGAGTATTGGAAAGTAGCTATGCTAATCTCAACACGTTAGTAAATGGAAATCTTACATCTGACAACATTCAGAACTTAACATTGACATCAAAGAATACAACGATTGAAAACGGCATGATCAAAAATGCAATGATTGAGAATCTGTCGTTTGATAAGATCACAGGTATGGAAATTAATACAACAAATCTGACGGTACATAGTTCTGATGGTAAGTCAAAATGGAGTGACAATACAATCCAGATATCTGATGCAAACCGTGTCAGGGTCCAGATCGGAAAAGATGCTTCAAACGATTACAGCATGTCTGTCTGGGATAAGAATGGGAATCTGATCTGGGATGCTCTTGGAGCTACGGAGAAAACGATTCAGAGAAAGATTATTCGAGATGGTATTGTAGCGGATGATGCAAATATTTCTGGTTCGAAACTGGATATTAACAGTGTGATCAAAGAAGTGAATGGTTCTACGACGAAACTGAAATCTTCTACAATCGTTATGAACGATAAGAACCAAACGTTAGACGTCGTGTTTAATGAAATGGAAACAACCGTAGCAGATAATCTGAGCAGTGCTAAGCTGTATGCGGATGGTAAGTTATCCGATGCACAGAAGTATGCCTTAGAACAGGCAAACAGTGCGTTGAGCAGTGCTAAGAGCTATGCTGATAGTGCTGTGGATAAGATAGAGGTTGGTGGTAGGAATCTGGCGAGAGATACATCTAATGAATATAGCACACCATACACAAACTTTAACGGTAGCGCTAACACCTGTTTCTATAACAAGCGTGTTTACCTGGATGGGTTAAAAGCAGGGGATACAATAACAGTACATATGTATGTTAAATACGATGATATTGTACCAACCAGTGGACAGAACGCAAGAATGTGGACACAAGGTTCGGGGAATGTTACGTTATGGAATAGTGGAACATTTCCAGCATCTTCTAGGCAATCATTGTCTGGGAGTGGTGTATGTGAAATTTTATACTCTGCGACAGTTTATAAAGATTCTGAAAAAAACCAATATTGGGTATGTAATATTAGAACTGATTATATCCAAAGTGGATCAGTACAGGTAAAGAGCTTTAAAGTTGAAAAAGGAAATAAAGCTACTGACTGGACACCTGCTCCTGAAGATACACAATCTCAGATCGACAATATCACAGAGATCACAACATCTCACATAACAAGCATCAGTACGATGCAGGGACAGATATCAAGTCTGATTTCCGAAGATACAACGATCAAAGGAAACTATGATGCTTTACTAAGCAGATATAACGCAACTGTAAATACTGTAGATAGTATGAAAACTACAATCAGCGAACATACAACAATTCTGAATAGTCAAAATGACTCGATCACAGCTGTCACAACGAAAGCCAATACGATTGAATCAAATTTAGCAGGAACAACTCAGACTGTATCTGAGGTTAAATCAAATTTATCTGGAACACAGGAAAGAGTCACGAAAGTTGAAACAAGTCTGTCTGGTTTGACTACAAGGGTTTCTAGTACAGAAACGAATCTTGCCAATTTAGAAATTGGTGGAAGAAATTTAGTATTGCGCAGTAAGGATTTCACATCGGGTGATGATTACTGGTATATAAATGGTAATTACAGAAAAAGTATCGATGATGATGGGTTTACGGTTGTATCAATAAGCAGGAGCGGGGCTGGTTTAGAGTGGAATAGAATTATCCCACATGCTTTTGTACCAGTTGAAGAAATGCATAGAGGAATTATTGTATCGTTTGATTTCATGTGCGACAAGGTTTCTGAATTGGATCGTGGATGTATTTGTGCATTGCAAACGTATAATAGCGGAGGCGGTCGCATTGGTTGGCACGAATCTCAAGATATATTATCCGGGACACAATGTAAATTAAGTGCACCTTTATCTGATGGGAAATGGATTAGGGTACAAGTTCCTTTTTCAGAGGGAGATCTTAAAAAAACTTATGGTAGTAGTGCCGTAGCATATACGAGTGTTTCATTACAACTAGTTAGTAATGGTTCAATACATTTTAAAAAAGTAAAAATTGAATATGGTAACAAAGCAACCGATTACACTGAAGCACCAGAAGATGTAGATCAGCAAATTACAGCAGCAGAAACAATAGCTAGTCAAACTGCTGATAAATTCAATTGGTTGGTTAAATCTGGTACAAATTCAACTGATTTCGAGTTAACTGATCGGACCGCTACATTAGTAGCATCTGCTATTAATATGAATGGGTTGGTTACGTTTAGTGGGTTAAATACAGATGCCAAAAACGAGATTGGAAAAGTAGCACAGAGTAAAGTTGATGGTTTAGATGTCGGTGGCAGGAATTTATTGTTAAATTCCAAAGACACTATCTATTGGGATGGAAAACAAACAGATTCCGATGGATTTGTAGAAGGATATCATATAGGCAATGGGTTATGGCATGAACAGCATTATAGACTATCAATTAAAAATGATGATACTACAAAATATACTGCACCAATTACAATTTCTGCTTATGTTAAAGCACCAAGCACCTCTCTTGGTGGAGCATATTTTTGTTTGGATTTAAGAGACTCAAGCAATGTTCGAATAGCAGACGACAACTATGCGTTATTGTATTTTAAAAATCATGAACAAATTAATGAAAATACATGGACGTATGTGAGCTTTACAACAACTTCTTTATCAAGTGATTTTTCTCAAAATGGTCAATGGAATTTACAGATTAAAACCAATGGCGGTTTTGCAACAGGATCTAAATTTTGGTACAAAAAAGTAAAAGTTGAGTTTGGTAACAAAGCTACAGATTGGACTCCAGCTCCTGAAGATGTTTCTCAGGATGCAACTAATAAAGCAAGTCAGGCTTTAACAGATGCCAAAAACTACTCTTCTAGCGCAGTCAATTGGGTAACTAGCAATGGTTCATCAACAATAAGTCTTAATTCAATGGTCAAAAAATGGACAGACGGGGCAGTAAGTGACACAACACGGATTAACGGTGGATGGATTAAAGCGAATACTATTACTGCTAGTAAGATTGCGTTAGCTGACTTTACGAACTATTCTCAGCTAACCAGAGATACAGCAGCTACATATGGATTTGCAGTGACTGATGATACAGATGGTACATGGTTTAGTACGCAAGGCATTAGGCGAGATCAGTTTATTTCTGAAACATTCCCTTGTAATGGCGGAGAATCTTATTTAATAGAATATGATATTTCCACAAATGCCAAGGGAGCAAATAATTCAACTGACACTAAAAATTATATTGGTGTAGCTGTTGGCGTTTATGGATATACAGGAACTGTTGGTTCTAATGGACTTCCAAACAAAGCAACAAATATTTGGTATGCAGATAGAATTACTGGATCTGAAACCTCTCCATCAATTCATGTAAAAACTACAATTACTACTTCTACGGCCACAAAACAATTCCGAGTATTTTTACAATCAAACGGATATTACTTTGAAGGCACAACAAAGATTAGAAACTTATCTGTTCGTAGAATGTATGGCGGAACTCTTATCGTAGACGGTTCCATTACAGCAGACAAAATCGCAACAGATGCCATTAAATCTCGCAACTACATCTCTTCTGGTGGTACGCAGGGATCATTCTTGAATCTGAGCGATGGTAGCTTTACAAGTCCTAATTTGAGTTGGGATTCAAATGGTAATTTGATTGCCAAGAATGCGAACTTGAGTGGACAGATTACTGCTACGAAAGGTAGTATTGGTAAGTATGAGATTACTGATACATATCTGAAAACTGGAAGCGGTTCTACGTGTAGCGGTATTGGCTCTGATGATTGTGCGTTTTGGGCAGGTGGAACAAATTCTAAAGATTCTAATTTTGTTGTTTTATATGGTGGTAGTGTACTTGTAAATAATTTAGAGTGTAATGATAGGAATAGTAATGATGCGTTAGCTATAACAAATGGTACACTTTACATTCAATCAGACAATAATTCCGCTTTTTTATCATCCACTGGATTTGAATTTGAATGGGGAGGAGATTACCGCATACTATCAGTAGGTGATGGTGTTAAATGTTATCGAAATTTATATGCAACAGATTTTATTGCGGATGGATGGATTTATAATGCTCCAGGGGGACATTATACATGGAAAGATAGAAATGATGCATATATAAGTTGTGGAAACTATAATAATACAAACAACGTTTACTATTATGCTGGATATCATGCGTTTTATGTAAATGGAGATTCTGGTTCTGGAATGATGTACATCGAGACAAGTGGTGTTAGCTCCAGAAAAGGGTTCCGTAACAGCTCTGACGAAAGAATCAAGAAAGATTTTCGACATTTTGACGATGATTTCATTAATTCATACATGCAATTGGAACCGATTAAGTATAGATTCAAAGATGACACAGATAATTCCTATCATATAGGTTTCAAAGCGCAGAATGTAAATAGTGTTTTGAATGATTATGGGAAATCTCACAACGAACAATTTGGAATATGTGCAACGCACCATATAGACCCAGAGTATGCCGAAAAAACATATGGCGAAAATAACATGACTGAAGTTTACACATTAGCATACGATGAATTGATTGGAGCAAACACCTTCATGATCCAAAAGACCAGAAAAGATTTAATGTATCAAGCGGGTCGGATTGACATGCAAGAAGCGATCATCAATGATCTGCAGACAAGATTGCTGCAGGCAGAAAAAACAATAAAACAATTAACTCAGGCATTGGCTTAATCGCTGATGCCTGTATTTATGCAAAAATGAAAGGAGCATAACTATGTTAGAAACAAAGAAAAGCACAACACTTACAGGAACAATCACAGTAAAAGACGGAGATGTAGATAAACAGGTGGTTTATTTGTCTGCAAACGTCACGTCTGACGGAGCAGGTAATGATAATGTAAACCAGACAATTCAGGATCAGAATCTTTATAAAGCGAACAAAGTGCAGATCAGAAAAGATATTGCAGAGTTCACAAATAAGTTTTATGAGATTCAGGATGCAGAGGTAGAAGAATAGAATGAAAGAGAATATGGAAATCAGAGCAAGACCGCTGTGGGTCTTATTTTTATGTGTAAAATAATAATTTTCTAACAAAAGAAAGGAAAGTGAGGGAAATGAAGAAAATGACAAACAATGTAATTGACACATACAATGCAGTGACCGGATCGATCGTGGCCGTACTGAGTTATATTTTAGGCGAACACTGGATTCTTTTTGTGGCTTATCTGGCACTGAACGTAGCAGATCAGTTTACTGGTTGGATGGGTGCGAAGATGGAAGGAAAAGTAAGTTCACGAATTGGCTGGAGAGGCGTCATGAAAAAGTTAGGATACTGGATCATGATAATGGTAGCATTCGGATCATCAGCAGTTTTCATTGAGATTGGAAAAGTAATTGGTGTAGATCTTGGGATTACAACATTACTTGGATGGTTTGTATTGGCATCATTGCTGATCAATGAGATTCGATCTATCGTGGAAAATTTTGTGGAAACAGGATATAACGTACCCAAAGCATTAACAAAAGGATTAGAAGTAGCAGACAAAGTAGTAAATAAAGATCAGGAGGAAGAATAATGGCAGTATATAATATTCATGGTGGGCATAATCCAAGCGGACGGATTGCGTGTGGAGCAAGTGACTTATTGGACGAGAGCAGAGAAGATAGAAAAATCTGCAAAGAGGTTGTAAGGCTATTAAAGAAAAAAGGACATAAGGCATATAATTGTACAGTTAGCAATGGAACTAGTCAGACGGACGTTCTCAGAAAGATCTGTACTAAGTGCAACAAAAGACAAGCAACATTAGATGTTTCGATTCATCTTAATTCGGGTCGCAACGATCACAAGGGAGACAAGAAAATTGCAGGTACAGAAATCTGGTGCACTCAGAGTGTAGGGATTAAGAAAACTGTTGGTAACAGAATCTTAGCAAACATGAAAAAGCTAGGATTTACAAACAGAGGAATTAAAACAACAGGAAATCTGTATTATCTTAATCATACGATCAATAAAGCAATCCTAATCGAGGTATGTTTTGTCGATGATAAAGATGACTATGATCTATATAAGAAAACTGGATACAAAAAGATTGCAAAAGCGATTGCTGATGGTATCACAGGGTAAAGAAAAATAATATTTCTATGTTACTAATTTGTTACTAAATATAGCATTTTAGAGGCAGTTTAGAAGTATTAAAACATTCAACAAATTGCTTAAATACGATGTTTTTGGCATTTGTTATTTGAAAATATTTATGGTATAATAAGAATATCATAAAAATTCATTGCAGATCGCATGATGTATGTTGCAGATTGGAGGCAAATATGAGCAGAAAAACAAGAACAAAAAGTAAGACAAGAAATAATGCAAAAAGCAGGGCAAAAAAAGCAACTGTTTCAACAGTGAAAAGTACAGATACAGAAGAGACTGTTATTCCAACAGCAGAACCTGCAATAATAAAAGAGGAAGTTGCACAACCAGAACCAAAAGAAGAAATCAAAATAGAAACGCCAGTAGAAGAAAATCAGGTTATTGAACAGCCTGATCTTGGACCAAGAAGAAGTGTCGTTTTTATTGGCTCAGAATGCTATCCATTTGTGAAAACAGGAGGGCTTGGAGATGTTATGTCTGCACTTCCAAAGAGCCTTGCAAAATTAAATGTTGATGTGAAAGTGATCCTTCCAAGATACAAGTGCATTCCGTGGGAATATCAAGAAAAGATGGAATACAAAGGCTCTTTCTATATGGATCTTTGTTCTGATGGAAGACAATATTATGTAGGTATTATGGAGTATCAGGAAGACGGTGTAGTTTATGATTTTATCGACAATGAGGAATTTTTCTCTTGGGGTAATCCGTATACAAATCTGATTGATGATATTCCAAAGTTCTGTTATTTTTCCAAGGCAGCATTGGCGGCACTGAATTATCTGGACTGGGTTCCTGATGTAGTACACTGCCACGACTGGCAGGCAGCGTTGGTACCACTTTATCTAAGAACATGTTTTGCAGATACAAATGTAGGACGTGCAAGTGCAGTACTTACGATACATAACCTAAAATTCCAAGGTATCTACGACAGAAAAATGATCCAATACTGGTCAGGACTTCCGGATTATGTATTCAACAAAGACTGCCTGACTCAGAACTGGTTGGATGCGAATATGTTAAAAGGTGGAATCACTTATTGCAATAGACTTACAACGGTAAGTAACACATACGCTGGAGAGATTCAGACAGAAGAATATGGAGAAGGACTTGCAGAGCACTTAAGATATCACCAGAATAAGATCAGAGGAATTGTAAATGGTATTGATATCAACATCTGGAATCCATCTACAGACAAGTTGTTAAAAGCAAATTATGATGCAAAGACAGCAATCGAAAATAAAAAGAAGAATAAGAAAGCACTACAGGAATCTTTAGGATTAGAGGTCGACGAACACAAGATGGTGATCGGATTGATTTCTCGTCTTACGAACCAAAAAGGACTTGATCTGGTCAATGACGTAATTCCAGGCGTTATGGATGGAAATACACAGGTAGTTGTTCTTGGTACAGGTGATTCCTGGTATGAAGAAGCTTTCCGTTCTTACGAGAATCAATATAAAGGAAGTTTTTGTGCCTATATTGCTTACGATGAAAATGTTGCCCACAATATCTATTCTGGATGTGATGCACTTTTAGTTCCATCAAGATTCGAGCCATGCGGACTAACACAATTGATTGCTATGAGATATGGCGCGATTCCAATTGTCAGAGAGACAGGAGGACTTAGAGATACTGTTTGGCCATATAACATGTTTGATAATACAGGTAACGGCTTTACATTTGATCGATATGAAAGCGGACTTCTGTATGATACGATCAATAGAGCAAAGACATGCTACTTTGAGAATAGAGCAAGCTGGGATGATATGGTGATTCGTGATATGAATAAAGATGTATCATGGGAGACAAGTGCAAGACAGTACAAAGATATGTATGTAGAATTAACACCAAGATAAAATTGTGATTTGTTGATAGTGTTGCATGTATGAGTCAGAAAGAACAAGAGAAGAAATATTTATAAAAATAAAGGGTGACACTCCGCATTTTTGAAAGCATTTTTACAAATCGCTGATTCGCGCCTGTTCCTTTGATAACTCCCTAGCTGCGAGCCAAAATGCCCGCAGCTGCGGGCAGACAATCAACCACAGGGCGCTGCGAATTTGTAAAAAACGCATTCAAAAAGTACTCATGTTGTCACCCTTTTTTCTTATAAATATTTCTTCTTATCTTCTTTCTGACT